GACGAAATGTTTGACCGCATCACATCGGAGGAAGTATGAAATTGATCGGATTAGCACGGATTGGCAACGAGCCAGAGCTGCGGTACACCAGTAGCAACATGGCTGTGCTTCAGCTTAGTCTTGCGTACAGCTACGGCAAAGAAAAGGCAACCCAATGGGTGAGTGCCAGTCTATTTGGAAAACGCGCTGAGGCGCTGTCTCAGTACCTTGCAAAGGGACAATTGATCTATGCCGAGGTATCAGAGGTTCACATTGATGTTTTTACAGGCAAAGATGGCAAGGAACGCACGTCACTGAAGGGCATCGTGCAAGAGGTCGGGCTGACTGGTAAGAGCGAGCCAGCCAAGGCTGAAACACCAAAGCCAGCTAGAGAGTCGCAAAGCATTGCCGACATGGAAGACAATTTGCCTTTTTGAGGAGATAGAAATGGATGACAAAATCTACGTTCCGTCCAGTGCCACCGATGTGATGGCCACATGGAGAAGGTACGGTTATGTTCCACCCAGTGAGCTGCCTGAGTACCAAGCTAACTGGGAATATTACCAAAGCCTGCCGATGCGAAAAGAAAACCCCACCGAAGTGGGGCAAAGAACCAAAGGAGACAATTAAATTGTACAAGGAAAGCAGCGGACCGTGTGAGTATTGCGTCCGTTGTTCTCGGATTTATAACAATCATTGCTCTGGGTGCAGGGGGCGGCTAATAATGTCTACACACCCAGAGCGCAAGCTGGCACAGGTGATGATCGAGTATTTGAACCGCAGTTTCAGGATAGACAAGAAACAATTATCAGAGGAAGCAAAGCAATGGAAAAGTACTGTTTTGGATGCCAACATTCACGATTAGAATCCGAGGGACAAAAAGTAAAGAGGGGGCGTTCGACACGTTGGATCTGTAATTATTGCGTGGCAAGGCTAAACATATCACCTTACATGAGCAAAAAAACCCAATTGAACAAGTCTGGAGACGAAAATGGAAGCCAGCCCAATGAGTAAGGAAGAAGAGGAAGCATGGGACGAAGCCGAAAGATCAATGAAGCAACACAAGTTAGCCAGCCAGCGGCACATAGCAGTGATCAGGGCAGCAGAATTTGCGGATCAGAACGTTGAATCAATATCAATGATGACAATTAAAAAAGCCTACGAGCTGGGCTACCTAAGGAGAGTAAAAGATGAACTCGGACTTTGATGAATTTTGGGCTTTGTACCCAAAGAAAATAGCCAAGGGCGATGCTCGCAAGGCATGGAGCCAGACCCAAGCGATCCGGCCACCGATTAATTACATGATTGAGGCGATTAAGAAGCACTGCCAGCAGGATCAGTGGATGCGTGAGAACGGCAAGTTTATACCTCATCCGGCAACGTGGTTACGCCAAGAACGCTGGGAAGACGAGGTCGAGGTGGTGCTATCAGGCGTTGTGGCTGGCAAGGCATGGCATGAAACCGCTAAGGGGATTGAGATCAAGGGCAAGGAGCTGGGCATTGACCCTACAAAGTTTGAGCATTTTCCTGCGTTCAAGGACGCTGTACTTAGAGCCGTGATGACAACATGAGGTATTTGTCGGTCTGCTCAGGCATCGAAGCTGCTACTGTCGCATGGCAGGGATGGGAACCTGCTGGGTTTTCAGAGATAGAGAAGTTTCCGTCTCAGGTGTTGGCGCATCACTATCCTGATGTGCCGAATTTAGGGGACATGACAAAATATAAGGAGTGGGACATTGGAACAATTGACCTTCTTGTCGGAGGAACACCCTGCCAGTCATTTTCAGTCGCTGGACTCAGAAAAGGCATGGCAGACCCACGCGGCAACTTGGCACTCGTCTATTGCGGAATTCTTGACCACTTTCGACCGAAGTGGTTTGTCTGGGAAAACGTCCCAGGTGTCTTGTCATCGAATGGAGGACGGGACTTTGGTTCCTTCCTCGGGGCGTTGGCAGAACTCGGGTATGGGTTCGCCTACAGAGTGCTGGACGCTCAGTGGTTTGGAGTCGCCCAAAGACGTAGGCGTGTGTTCGTTGTCGGATGTCTTGGAGACTGGAGAAGTGCCGCAGCGGTTCTTTTTGAGCGCCAAAGCCTGTGCAGGAATCTTGCGCCGTGCAGAGAAACGTGGCAAAAAGTTGCCCCCACAGTTGTACAAGGCCCTCCATACAGTCGCACAGGAAATGAGCGAGTAGAGTGTGACGCAATAGTGCCAGTTTCGGACCCTGCTTATTGTTTAGAAACAACCTGCAATGATTACAGCAGAGCCGATGGTTTTAATATGGTTGCTACGCCTATCGCCCTTGCTGAAAACACCATTGGCAGACAGCCCATGAACGGTGGTAATGGAAACGGGTTTACAGTAGGCGGTCCGATGTACACGCTAAACGCTACTGGTGTGCATGGTGTGGCGCACCCAACCGTCCTTATGGATCAAGGCGGCAGTGTTATGAATGTCTTGGAGGATGGCACAGTCGGTACTTTGCGTCGAGAAACGCATGGGCATGAGCCGTGCATAGTGCATGGGGTGGCGAAAATCGTGCATGGTACTCAAGACCCTTGCGTTTCAGACATTGCATTTGCACAGGGTAGAAATAACGGTGGCGAAAATGTGTTGGTTCAGCCAATGGCAGTGCGCCGCCTAACCCCAACCGAGTGCGAGCGCTTGCAGGGATTTCCTGATGGCTATACAGATATAAAACCCAATGGCAAACTAACACCAGACGGTCCGAGATACAAAGCACTGGGCAACTCAATGGCAGTCCCAGTAATGAGATGGATTGGAGAAAGAATTGGAACAGCATAAAAAACCAGAAGAAAAGTTGGTTAGCACCAGAGACTACAAGTATGACCGTGCTATGCAGGAAGCGGCCAAGCGAGCGCAATACCAGCCCAAGATGATTGTTGTTACCAGCAAGGTCAAGGACACTGCAAAATGAACAACAGGCTAAACACAAAGGAGCGCAAACATCTTGCGACCATAAAACAAATGGATTGTGGCGTATGTGGTGCAGCGGGTCCTAGCGACGCACACCACGTTGAGCAACATAAGCAATACCTTTGCATACCTTTGTGTAAGGATTGTCATCAGGGTTCTTTTAATGGCTGGCACGGCCAGAGGCGAATATGGAACGTAATGAAACTGACAGAGATGGACGTACTCAACCAGACACTGGCCAAAATTTTGTAGATTTACCTTGGCCACCGAGGGAGTTGTCACCGAACGCAAGAAAGCACTGGGCGGTGGTTGCCAAACACAAGAAACAGTACCGACATATTTGTGCACTAATGACAAAACAGTTTAAAATAGAACCAGCAAACCTAGTTGTGATGCTGACATTTTACAAACCCAGTCGGCGGCACATGGACCTTGATAACTGTTTGGCAATGATGAAGTCGGGTCTGGATGGTGTTGCGGACGCACTCGGTGTTAATGACAGAGACTTTAAGTTAACTGTCACAATGGCAGAAGAGACGGGTGGATATGTCAGGATGGAGTTAAAATGACAATTACTGAGCGAATTACAGAGATTATTGAGTTAACGCCTGACCTGACTGCCGAAAAGATCTGGAAGTCGTCAGAAGCAAAGAAGCAGACGGTCAAGCAAATATTGTGGCGTTTGACGCACAGCAAGAAAATACTGCGCAGGAAGATTAAACTCGCTGCGCCACAGGGTCCTCAATCAGTTTATGTCTACAGGGTGAAAGATGAGCAAGGGACTGTACTCTAACATTCATGCAAAAAGAGAGCGCATCAAGGCAGGTTCAGGCGAGCGCATGAGAAAGCCTGGTGAGTCTGGCGCACCAACGGCCAAGGCGTTTAAGGACTCAGAAAAGACTGCGGCCAGAACTTTGGCTCGCACAAGTAACCCAGGCACTCAGAAGCTGAAATAAGTTTATCAACCCATGGAGAATGTTATGCCAGGACGTGGACGTGGTAAGAAGCCGCCCAAGAAGTGATTGGGACAAGTACTTTGGTTCTATAAGAGAACAGTGTCCTTGGAGTTACTCTGCGTGGCTCCGAGGACAGATAGATATTGTTGCGTGGGAAGGTAAGGTATTGCCGTTAGAGGGCTATCAGGCTAGGATGTATACAGTAAACACTAGCAACCAAATAGTCGAGAAGATGTCTGAAGAGCTGGATGAAGGCGAGTATGAGTGGCTGTTTAGTTATCCTGGTTACGGAGAACACGCCACACCAGAAACAGTATTGATACAGCAAAGTCGTGCGACCTTGACGACACTAAGGAAAAAGCAATGAGTAAAGCAGGCAGACCAAGTAAGTGGCAAGACTGCATTGATCCAGCATGGGACTACGTTAACGGCGGGTTCCAGCAAGAGAATGATGTGTTTCCGTCTGTCGCTGGATTGGCTGTCGCACTGGGTTGCTCACGGGAATCTATCCACGCATGGTCTAGGGAATACCCTGAATTTTCTGACATCGTTAAGACATTGCTTGCCAAACAAGAGAAGATGCTCGCAAATGGCGGCATTTTAGGCGAATATAACGCCAGTATCACGAAGTTACTTCTGACCAAGCATGGCTACAGTGAGAAGACTGAGACTGCAATCACGGGTCCTGACGGTGGGCCGCTACAAGTTGCTGAGGTGGTGAGGAAAGTTGTCGACGCTTGAGATCAAAACCCCACGGTGGTCATTGCCGCTAATAAAGCCAGCGCGGTACAAGGGCGCATGGGGTGGCCGTGGGTCAGGCAAGTCACACTTCTTTGCAGAGCTGATGATTGAAGAGCATATCTGCAACCCGAACCAGTCGTCGGTGTGTGTGCGTGAGATACAGAAGTCACTGAATCAATCGGTCAAGCGCCTACTTGAGGTCAAGATCGAGCAGCTGGGCGTTGGCAGCTACTTTGACATACAGGACAGCCAGATCAAGTCACGCCGTGGCAATGGACTGATCATCTTTCAAGGTATGCAAAACCACACTGCGGACAGCATCAAGTCATTAGAGGGCTATGACCGTGCATGGGTAGAGGAAGCACAAAGCCTGAGCCAGAACAGCCTGGACAAGCTGCGTCCTACCATCCGTAAACCCAACAGCGAGATGTGGTTCTCATGGAATCCTGCGCTAAACACTGATCCCGTTGATCATCTACTGCGTGGTGACGTGCCACCAGACAGCGCAACAGTGGTCAAGGTTAACTGGTCAGACAATCCGTGGTTCCCTGACGTGCTGAAAGCAGAGATGGAGTACGACAAGCGTCGTGACCCAGACAAGTACCTGCACATCTGGCAGGGTGAATACCAGCGCAACAGTGAGTCACGGGTGTTTAGGAACTGGCGCATTGAAGAGTTTGATGCCAAGCCTGACGACATACTGCGGTTTGGCGCTGACTGGGGCTTTGCGTCTGACCCGACGGTGCTGGTACGGTGCTTCATTCGTGGCCGCACGTTGTATATTGACTACGAAGCGTACATGGTTGGGTGTGAGATACTGAACATCCCAGACTTGTTTATGACGGTTCCAGAGTCTGAACGGTATCCAATCGTGGCAGACAGTGCGCGGCCAGAGACGATTAGCCACGTTAAGAAGCACGGGTTTCCAAGGATCATGGCTGCGGTCAAAGGTCCGAAGTCGTTAGAGGATGGTGTAGAGTGGTTGAAGTCATTTGACATTGTGGTTCACCCACGATGCAGACACACCATTGACGAACTGTCGCTTTATTCGTACAAAGTGGATAAAATGACCGAACAAGTGTTGCCATTGCTCGAAGATAAGCAGAATCACGTTATTGATGCACTCAGGTATGCCTGCGAAGGTGTGCGTCGTGCTAACAAGCGTACGATGAATCGTCCTAATATGGCGCAAGCTGAATACGCAATTTTTGATTGAGGCCAATATGTCACCAAGTATGCCGTCACCACCGCCACCACCACCACCACCAGCACCGCCACCAGAGGTTAATGAGGCGCGTGAAACAATGCGTCGTCGTGATGAAATGGCTCGTCGCCGTGGTCGTGCCGCAACAGTACTAAGCGAACCCAGCCAAAGCATGGTTCAACCTGATACCGCAGCCAAGAAGCTGTTAGGAGGCTAATATGTCCGGAGCATTTGGGGGCGGTTCACGTCCCGCACCACCACCACCGCCACCGCCACCAGCAGGAAGGCCAGAGCGTACCGAAGAGACTGGTCGTGCTAGACGCGATGAAATGGCTCGCCGTCGTGGAGCAGGTGCGCAAGTGTTGGCAGGTGAAACGATGGGACAACCCGCAACAGGTACAAAACGATTGCTTGGGGAATAGGTATGGACTCCCGTGCTAATGAGATTATCCGCGAACATGAGTTGATGGCGGGTGACAGAGGGGTCTGGGAAGATCATTGGCGGGAAGTTGCCGAGCGTGTTCTGCCCAGAGAGAACTGGTTTAATGCTGTACAGCAGACACCAGGCGAGAAGCGCACCCAAAAAGTATTCGATTCGACTGCTGGCTTGGCATTAGAGCGTTTTGCGGCTGCAATGGAGTCAATGCTTACGCCACGCACAATGAAATGGCACAAGCTGACCACTGATGATGCTGCGCTGATGGAAGATCAGGCGGTACAGTCGTATCTAGATGAAGTCACCAACATACTGTTTAAGATTCGCTACAGCCCACGGGCTAACTTTGCCAGCCAAGTGCATGAGAATTACATGAGCTTGGGCGCATTTGGTTCTGGTGCGCTATTCATTGACGACATTGTGGGCTTTGGCATCCGCTATAAGTCTATCCATCTGTCTGAGATTTACTTTAGCGAGAACCATGTCGGCATGGTGGACAAGGTGCATCGCAAGTTTGAGATGACTGCTCGACAGGCTGCTGAGAAGTGGGGTGTTGATAACCTTCCTGAGAAGATTCGGATAAGTTTAGAGAAAAACCCTGAGCAGAAGTTTGAGTTCCTGCATTGCGTGAAACCCAACGAAGAGCGTAATGCTCGCCGTCGTGACTTCCGTGGTATGCCGTTCTCAAGCTATTACATCTGCCTAGAAAGCAGGACAATGATGTCCGAAAGCGGCTACCAGTCGTTTCCCTACGCTATCAGTCGCTATGTGACCGCACCCAAAGAAATCTATGGTCGCTCACCAGCAATGACAGTGTTGCCTGACATCAAGATGATTAACGAGATGTCTAAGACGGTCATCCGTGCGGCACACAAGATTGTTGACCCACCATTGTTGCTCCAAGAGGACGGAGTGCTGCAAGCATTCAATACTCGACCAGGCGCACTAAACTACGGCGGCGTGGATGATCAAGGCCGTCAGGTTGTGCAGCCATTGCAGACTGGTGCGCGTGTAGACATCGGCATGGAAATGATGGAGCAGCGTCGTCGGGTAATTAACGATGCGTTTTTGATTACACTGTTTCAGATTCTTGTCGAAGCGCCTAATATGACGGCTACTGAAGCCATGCTACGGGCACAAGAGAAGGGCGCGCTACTGGCGCCAACGATGGGCAGACAACAATCTGAGATGCTTGGACCATTGATTGAGCGTGAGTTAGACATTCTAAGTCGCTCTGGTGTGCTGCCACCTATGCCTGAGGCACTGGCTGAACGTGGTGGTGAGGTTGGCATTGAGTAT